AACACGAACCTTGCTTCATGGGCTGGCGCCGCCCGAACCGGCCGCCGAAGGTGGCCGAGGAAACGCTGCCATCGACATGGGCGCTGCCGAGCTTCGCCAAGGACGATCGGCCCGACCATCCCACGCCCAAACCGCTCGACGCCTTCGGGATCCCGATGCGTCAGCATGTGGCACGGGGCGGGCTTTGCTACGAGCCGTTCTCGGGCTCAGGGTCGCAGATCATGGCGGGCGAAGCGAATGGCCGCCGCGTCTTTGCGATGGAGATCAGCCCGGCCTACGTCGATGTCGCCGTGGAGCGCTGGCAGGCCGATACCGGATGCGAGGCAACCCTCGACGGCGATGGCCGGACCTTTGCGCAAATCAGAACCGAGCGGCTGGCCGAAACCCCGGCCGAACCTGAAACCCTCCCCGAACCCGTAGCCTGAGGCATGCATGACCTGGTTGTACCTTCCTCCGGGCGCGGTTCCGGGACCGCAGACGCATGCCTCTTCGGCCTCTCCCTCTGCTCCGGCGCTGGCGGGCTCGACCTCGGGCTTGCCATCGCCATTCCCGGATATCGTGCTGTGGGCCATGTCGAACGGGAAACCTTCGCCGCAGCCACTCTCGTGGCGCGGATGGAAGACACGTCCCTGGATCAGGCTATTGTCTGGGACGACGTTGGAACCTTCGACGGCCGCCCGTGGCGCGGCGCGGTGGACATCGTCACTGCGGGCTATCCGTGCCAGCCGTTCAGCGTCGCGGGCAAGCGGCGGGGCGCAGACGACCCGCGCCACCTCTGGCCGCATGTCGCCCGCATCATCGGCGAAATCAAACCGCCCTTCGTCTTCCTCGAGAATGTCGCCCATCATCTCCGCCTCGGCTTCCCCGAAGTCGCCAGCGGACTGGTCGGCTTGGGCTACCGCCTTGCGGCAGGCCTCTTCACGGCGGCGGAAGTCGGCGCGCCCCATAAGCGCGAACGGCTGTTCATCCTCGCTATCCGCGAAGGTGACGAGCTGGCCGACCCCGCGCGCCTGCTCTGGCACCCGGTCGAGTGGCGGGAACCGGACGGAATTGCTGCGGCTATGGCCGACGCCGAGGGCGAGCGCGAACGAAAACAGGCAGACGAAGCCGACGCCGTCGCAGGAGGCGGGGCAGCACGGCATGAACCTCGCGACGACGGCAGCCCTGTGGCCGACGCCGCAGATCGACAGCTTCCGCAGCCGGGGTGGCGAGCGGCGCGACGAGAAAGGTCTGGACCGCATGGCGCGCGACTGGCCGACGCCTATGGCGAACGACGGCTTCAAGCCGAGCGCGGGCAAACGTCGGTCGGCCGATCTGACCCATGCAGCGGGAATGTGGATGACGCCGACAGCGCGGGATCACAAGGATGGGGCGACGACCTTGGCCAACACGCCGGTGAACGGCCTGCTTGGCCGCCAGGTCCTGGTGACGCCGATGGCTGGGAGCGATACCTGCGATGTGCGCCGGACCTTGAACCCGCTGTTCGTCGAGGCGCTGATGGGCTGGCCCACCGGGTGGACCGGCTTCGCCTCTGTGGCAACGGCGTGGTCCCGCTGGTTGCGGCGCATGCGCTGCGAACTTTGGCGGCTAAATTGCTTGCCGATGGATGAGGTGGCGGCATGAAGCAGTCACGCCTCATGTCGCTGGTCGAGTCCGTGGCCAACGTGATGGTCGGCTACGGGGTCGCAGTCGCTACCCAGATCCTGATCTTCCCCATCTTTGGGCTGCACACGACGCTGGCTCAGAACCTGAAGATGGGCGCGGTGTTCACAATCGTCTCGCTCAGCCGCAGTTACGCCTTGCGGCGGCTGTTCGAGCGTTGGCGTCGCCTCTGACCCCGCTGGCGGTGCCGGGCGACGGATGCTAGCTTTGGAGCATGTCCGACTGGCAACACATCGAGATCAACAACCACGGGACCATCGTGGTCCTGCGTCCGATTTCGGACAAGGGTCGGCAATGGTTCGAGGACAATGTCGGCGAACCTGAGCCGGGCGGCATCTATACTTGTGAGCCCCGCATGGCGCAGGACATCCTGCAGGCTGCCGCGCGCGATCTGCTGTCGATGCAATGAAAAACCGCCGCCCCTGATGGGACGGCGGCAGTAGGGTCTTCGGCGGCAAACCGATCAGCCAGCGGGCAGTCGATAGACCCGTCCGCGCCCCTCGAACTTCTCCGAGGTCACTTCGAGCCCGAGTTTCTTCTTCAGCGCCCCGGCCATCGCGCCGCGCACAGTGTGCGACTGCCAGTCGGTCGCAGCCATGATCTCCTCGATGGTCGCGCCGTCCGGCGCGCGCAGCATGGCGATCAGCGTGGCCTGCTTGGTCCCCTCGCGCGGCGTGCGCGCCTTGGGCGCTGCGTCTGGTTCGCTGGGGGTCTCGGGCGCGGGCCCTTCGTTCGGCGCGTCCGTCGCGCCCACGGACGCGGTGTTCGCGTCCTCGGGCTCGACGCCGATGGCGGCGAGGCCCGCGTCGGTGGCGACCAGCGTGGTGCCGTGGCCATCGCCGGTCTCGCGCCACATGGGTTCGCCCTTGCGCAGGTCGGCATCGACTTCCTGCAGCAGGCCCTTGGCGATCATCGCGCCGACCACCTTGGCGGCGGCACCGCCACGCAGGCTTTCAGGCAGCGGCAGGGCGATGTGCTCGGGCCGCTGGGCGGCGGCGCTCAGGATCAGGGCTTGGGTGTCGGAAAGCTGGGTCATCTTCGTCTCCGTGTTGGGCGTGCGGGATGCAGGCCCTTCTACGAGGTCGAGCCCGCCAGTCGGCGGGCGGGACCGAGAGTGGGTCGTCTCACTCGGCGTGTTCGCCTTCCTTGAAGGCGCTGTCGGTGATCTCGCACAGCTTGGCGCGGTAGTGGTTCAGGGTGCCAACGTGCCCCCAGTGGATCTCGTCGGGGCTGGTCTCGAAGTGGTCCGCGCTGAGGGCGGCAAGTCGCTCCAGCATCGCGTCGATCTCGATCTTGGCGGCGAGGAAGGCGTCGAGGGCTTTCGTGTTGTCCTGTGCGCGGCGGGTCATTTCGGTGGCTCCTAAGTGAGTTGCATCGTCCTTCTGAAAGGACGTTCGCTCTGTCCGCGACGCTTATCAACGACATAAGCACATGATCTTGAATGATAATCGGAGCCGCCAATGCAGGGCATGAGCGAGCGCCAGTACGCCGCGCACGTCGGGCTGTCGCGGGGCGCGATCCAGAAGGCGAAGACGGCTGAACGGCTTGTGCTCTTCGCCGATGGCAGCATCAACGCGGCCGCCAGCGATGTGCGTCGGGCGGAAACGACCGACCCGTCGAAGACCCGAAAGCCGCCCGAGCCCAAGCTGAAGCCGGTGCCCGAGGCGGCCGTTGCTGCTGTGGGCGAGACCCTGCGCGAACAGGGGCTGGCGGTGCCAGCGGTTGGCGGGGGCACGACCTACCTGCAGGCCAAGACCGCCAACGAGGTTCTGAAGGCGCAGGAGCGGCGCATCCGGCTGCAGAAGCTGAAGGGGGAGTTGATCGAGCGGGCCCGGGCGCTGTCGCTGGTGTTCCGGCTGGCGCGGGAGGTGCGGGACGCATGGGTGAACTGGCCCGCGCGGTCATCGGCATTGATGGCGGCGGAACTGGGCGTGGAACCGGCCGCAATGCAGAAGGCCTTGGAAAAACATGTCCATGCCCACCTCGACGAACTTGCCGAGGTCCGGCCTGATTTCCGGTGAAACTGGCGACGACCTGACCGACTTCGACGGCGCGGCGGAAATCCTGCGCACCTGGGGTGCGGGTCTGACGCCGGACCCCGACCTGACAGTGTCGCAATGGGCGGACAAGCACCGGATGCTGTCGGGTCGCGCTTCGGCGGAACCGGGGCGATATCGGACGGCGCGCACGCCTTACATGCGCGAGATCATGGACCGCCTGTCGCCCGGCGACGAGATGCAGCGCATTGTGTTCATGAAGGCCGCGCAGGTCGGGGCGACCGAGGCTGGCAACAACTGGATCGGTTTTGCCATTCACCAGGCACCGGGCCCGATGCTGGCGGTCCAGCCGACGGTGGAACTGGCCAAGCGCAACTCGCGCCAGCGGATCGACCCGCTGATCGACGAAAGCCCTGACCTGCGGGAGCGGGTCAAACCGGCGCGATCGCGGGACGCGGGCAACACCATGCTGTCGAAGGAATTCGCGGGCGGCATCTTGATCATGACAGGGGCAAACTCGGCGGTAGGGCTGCGGTCGACCCCGGCGCGCTACATCTTCCTCGACGAGGTTGATGCCTATCCGGCCTCGGCCGACGAAGAAGGTGATCCGGTCACGCTGGCGGAAGCGCGGTCGCTGACCTTCGCGCACCGGCGCAAGGTGTTCCTGGTTTCGACCCCCACAATTCGGGGGCTGAGCCGGATCGAACGGGAATACGAGGCCTCGGACCAGCGCCGGTTCTTCGTGCCGTGCCCGCATTGCAGCCACGCGCAGTGGCTGAAATTCGACCGGCTGCGCTGGCAGAAGGGGCGGCCGGAAACGGCGGAATATCACTGCGAGGGCTGTGATCAGCCCATCGGCGAACATCACAAGACGGCGATGCTGGAGGCTGGCGAATGGCGAGCGACGGCCGTTGCCGCCGATCCGACCACGGTCGGGTATCACCTCTCGGCGCTCTACTCGCCGATCGGCTGGTTGAGTTGGGAGCGGATCGTGCGGTCATGGGAAGCGGCCCAAGGGTCGGACGAGGCGATCAAGGCGTTTCGCAACACGATCCTTGGCGAAACTTGGGTCGAAACTGGGGAAGCCCCCGACTGGCAACGGCTCTACGACCGGCGCGAGCGCTGGACGTCCGGCACGGTGCCAGCGGGCGGGCTGTTCCTGACCGCCGGAGCCGACGTGCAGAAGGACCGGATCGAGGTCGACGTCTGGGCCTGGGGTCGCGGTCTGGAAAGCTGGCTGGTCGATCATGTTGTCATCGAGGGCGGGCCGGATCGGCATGATGCATGGTCGGAACTGACGGCCTTGCTGGACCGGTCCTGGCCGCATGAACGCGGCGCGCATCTGCGCATCGCGCGGCTTGCCATCGACACAGGCTATGAGGCCGCGGCGGTCTATTCCTGGTCGCGGGCGCAAGGGTTTGGGCAGGTGTCGCCGGTGAAAGGCGTCGAAGGGTTCAACCGTTCCAGCCCGGTGTCGGGGCCGACCTTCGTGGATGCGACCGAGGGTGGCAAGCGCCTGCGGCGCGGCGCGCGGCTTTGGACCGTGGCGGTCTCGACCTTCAAGGCCGAGACCTACCGCTTCCTGCGGCTGGAACGTCCGACCGAGGAAGACATGGCCGAAGGGGCCGCGTTTCCGCCCGGCTCGGTGCATCTGCCGCATTGGGTCGAGAACGAATGGCTGAAGCAGTTCGTGGCCGAGCAGCTGGTGACGGTGCGCACCAAGCGCGGCTTTGCCCGGCTGGAATGGCAGAAACTGCGTGAGCGCAACGAGGCGCTGGACTGCCGGGTCTATGCCCGCGCCGCCGCCTGGATCGCGGGCGCGGATCGCTGGACCGACGAGAAATGGCGCGATCTCGAGGATCAACTCGGGGCGGCGCCAACGGAAATCGATGGTGCGGGGCGGGTCAACCGGCCGCAAGCCGCACCCCAGGGAAAACGGCAGTCGGACTGGCTTGGCCGACGCGGAGGATGGTTCTGACATGGCAGAGTGGACGGAAACCGAACTCGCGGCCCTGCGCCGGGCCTATGCCAGCGGCACGACGCGGGTCAGCTATGATGGAAAATCCGTCGACTACGGCTCGGCCGAGGATCTGCTGGGCAGAATCCGGACCATCGAACGTGCCATCGCGGGGACCACGCGGCCGCTGCCTGTGGCCGGGTTGGCGGGCTTCTCGCGCGGGGATCGCTGATGCCCGCGAACTGGATGGACCATGCCATTGCCTCGGTGGCACCGCGCATGGCGGCCCGGCGCGTGCTGGCACGGCAGGCCTTCGAGACCCTGACGCGCGGCTATGACGGCGCATCCAAAGGGCGACGCACGGACGGGTGGCGTGCGCCGGGATCCTCGGCCGACACCGAGATCGGCGTAGCCGGGGCGCTCTTGCGCGACCGGATGCGGGATCTGGTGCGCAACAATCCGCATGCGGCCAAGGCGGTGGCGGTGCTGGTGAACAACATCGTCGGAAGCGGCATCATGCCCCGTGCCGCCAGTGGCGACGACAAGCTGGACCGCAAGGTCGATGCCCTGTTCGAACGCTGGACGGCCGATTGCGACGCCGACGGCCAGCTGGATTTCTACGGGCTGCAGACGCTGATCTGCCGCGAAATGGTCGAGGCGGGCGAGGTATTGGTTCGGCGCAGGCTTCGGCGGGCCAGCGATGGTCTGGCTGTGCCGTTGCAACTTCAGGTGCTGGAGGCCGATTTCCTCGACGCCACCAAGACCAGCAACGTCGGCGCGGGCCGCATCGTGCAAGGCATCGAGTTTGACCCGGTCGGCAAACGCCGGGCTTACTGGTTGCACCCGGAACACCCCGGCGATGCACATGGGGCGCTGCGGGGCGGCCTCGACAGCCGCCCGGTTCCCGCGACCGAGATCGCCCATGTCTATGAAAAACAGCGCACGCAGGCGCGTGGCGTGCCGTGGGGCGCGCCGGTGATCCGCAGTTTGCGCGATCTCGACGACTATGAAGTTGCTGAACTGGTCCGCAAGAAAACTGAGGCCTGCGTCACCGCCATCGTCTTCGGCGACGATGAATCCCAGCAGGGCATCGCACCAACCGTGGTCGATGCCGACGGCAACCGGGTCGAGCAGTTCGAACCGGGGCTGATCGCCTATGCCCGGGGCGGCAAGGACATCCGCTTCAACCAGCCCTCCGCCACGGGCGGTTATGGCGAATACAAGCGGGCCAGCCTGCACACCATCTCGGCCGGGTTCCGCGTGCCGTATGAATTGCTGACCGGCGATCTCAGTCAGGTCAACTATTCCTCGATCCGGGCCGGGCTCGTCGAGTTCCGCCGTCAGATCGACGCTGTGCAGTGGCAGCTCTTCATCCCGATGTTCTGCGCCCCGGTCTGGCGCTGGTTCACCGAAGCTGCATGGGCGGCGGGCCAGATCCCGTCGCCCGACGTGCCGGTCGAATGGTCGCCGCCGAAGTTCGAAGCGGTCGACCCGCAGAAGGACGCGATGGCCAACCTGCTGTCGATCCGGTCGGGCACCATGACGCTGGCCGAGGTGATCGCCAAGCAGGGCCGCAACCCCGACGCTGTACTCGCGGAAATCGCCGCGACCAATGCCAAGCTGGATGCCCTCGGCCTTGTTCTCGACAGCGACCCGCGCCGCGTCACGAAAACCGGCAGCGCCCAGACAAGCGATCCGGCCAACGATCCGGCGGCCGACCCCGACAACGACCCGGCGCAACCTGACGCCGCCCAACAGGACTGACCCCATGGACACGATGATCGAACTGCCGGCCATGCGCCGGACGGCGGAGCTTGCGCCGAACACGGCCGATGCGACCGCCCGCACTGTCGAGGTGGTCTGGTCGGCCGGGGCCCGCGTTCGCCGCGCCAGCTTCTTCGGCGAGCCTTACGACGAGGAACTGAGCCTGGATCCCGCCCATGTGCGGCTGGAAAGGTTGAACGCGGGCGCGCCCTTCCTGAAGGTGCACGAGCTGGGCGCGCTGGACGCGGTCATCGGCTCGGTCGTCCCTGGTTCCGCGCGCCTTGAAAATGGCCGGGGCATCGCGCTGGTCCGCATCTCCGAACGCGACGATGTCGAACCGATCTGGCGCGACATTCAGGCCGGGCACATCCGGGCGGTCTCCATCGGTTACCAGGTCCACCGCTTCGAGGTCTCCAAGCCCGATGGCGGCCGCGAGTTGTGGCGCGCCGTCGACTGGACGCCGTTCGAGGTTTCCGCTGTGCCGGTCGGGGCCGACCCCGCCGCAGGCTTCCGCGCCCAGCAACGCCTTCACGACTGCGTCCTTCATCGCCGGGACGCTTTGGCCCAACGACAAGGAGCATTCCCGATGACCGATCAAACCCAGCCCCCGGCCGCAGCGGCCGCCGAACCCCATGCGACCGAGGAGACCCAGATGACCGATCCCACCAATGCCGCTGCCGAGCCTCAGGTGCGCACCAGCGAAACCCGCGCGCTGTCACAGCCCATCGCGCCCGACACCGAAGCCATCGCCACCCGTGCGCGCGAGGGTGAACGCGACCGCGTCTCCACCATCTACGATTTGGCGGGTCGCCTGAACCTTGAGCGCGGCTTTGCCGAGGATCTGGTCAAGCGCGGTGTCACCGTCGATGAATCCCGCCGCCTGATCCTCGATCAGGTCGCCGCCAAATCCGACGAGACCCGCACCTTCCCGCATGTCTCGATCCCGCTCGGCGGCCGGGATGAACGCGTGACCCGCCGCGACGCCGTGGCCAATGCGCTGCTGCACCGCTACAGCCCGACGTTGTTCCAACTGGACGACTCTGCCCGCCAGTACCGTGGCATGTCGCTTCTGGAACTGGCCCGCGAAAGCCTGACCAATGCCGGGGTCAACACGCGCGGCCTGTCGCGCGACGAGGTTGCAACGCGCTCGCTGCATTCCACCTCCGACTTCCCCGAAATCCTGTCCGCTGTCACCAACAAGACCCTGCGCCAGGCCTATGAGACCTATCCGCGCACCTTCATGCTGTTCTGCCGCCAGGTTCTCGCCACCGACTTCAAGGCGATGAACAGGGTTCAGCTGGGCGAGGCCCCGCAACTGCTGGAAGTGGGCGAAAGCGGCGAGTTCAAGCGCGGCACGCTCGGGGAGTCCAAGGAAAGCTACAAGGTCAAGACCTACGGCCGGGTGGTTGCGATCACGCGCCAGACGCTGATCAACGACGATCTCGATGCCTTCACCCGGATCCCGGCGATGTATGGCAATTCCATCGCCCAACTTGAAAGCGATGTGGTCTGGGGCATCATCACCGCCAACCCGGCGATGGCCGATGGCAACGCGCTGTTCCACACCACGCACAAGAACCTGGCCGGGAC